GTTCGTCCACAAACGCCATTTCCTCGGCGGTGTAGTCCCGTCCAAGTTCAAACTTGGCGACAGCCGTAGGGAAGAGGTTGTATGTAATCACGCAACCGCCTTTTCAATCTGGGCAACGTAGTCGTCAAACGCAGCCTGCTGCTCGGGCAACAGGATCGTCGGCACCGCGTCCTCAAGTTCCTTGATCTTTTCAATCGTGAACATGATTTCGTCCCACGACGGCTTGGGTCGCGGATCTTCCCAACGGGTGATCTCGCGGTTGCTGATCTCCCATTTTGCGCCGGGGCGAAGCAAGTGCATCGCCGTATCAATGCCCATGAGTTGATAGGTTTTCATGTAAAGTTGACCTTGAGAATTACGATACCGGAGCCGCCTGCGCCGCCTGCAGCAGAAGTTCCACCTCCGCCACCACCGCCTGTGTTGGCCGTGCCAGCATTTGCAGGAGCCGAACTTACGCCGTCTCCGCCGCCGCCAGCGCCGCCGGTTCCGTTGGTGTACGGGGCGGCCCAACGTCCACCACCGCCGCCTCCGGCATAAGTTACAGAGCCGCCAGAAATGCTTGAGGCTGTGCCTGCGCCGCCATTACCGGCTGTAGACCCGCTTGCTGCTGATCCAACAGCAGAAGCGCCACCACCACCGCCTCCGGGAGGATTGGCATCAGCAGCGCCATTTCCGCCGTTTGAGCCTTGGGAAGGACTAGTGCTTGGGGTATTTCCAGTTCCGCCAGTTCCAGCAACGCTTGGGAATCCACCCGCGCCGCCGCCACCAGAGCCGCCGTTATTACCATTACCGCCGTTATAGTTTCCGCCTTTGCCGCCACCAGTAGATGTAATGGTGCTAAATACGGAATCGCTGCCGCTAGAACCGCTAGAGCCGCCGCCGCCAACCGTGATCGTGTAGTCGGTGCCTGCGGTAATAGATAAACCCGTGCCTGTGCGGAATCCGCCTGCGCCGCCACCGCCTGCGCCACCGTTTGAGGTATTTCCACCAATTCCGCCGGAACCACCCCCCGCAACAACGAGGTAGTCAACGCTCACCGCACCCGCTGGTGCAGTCCACTTCTGCGATGACTTGAAGGTGAAGATTGTGGCAGAGCCGATGTCGTACTTGAGGATGACGATGCCGGAGCCGCCTGCGCCGCCGGTTTGACTTGAACTGGTAAAGCCGCCGCTGCCACCGCCGCCGCCGGTATTTGCGGTTCCTGCGGTTCCAGTTGAGGTCATGCTTCCAGCGCCACCGCCTCCTGATCCACCTGTTCCAGCCGTGCCACCAGTCTGACCGCCGCCACCGCCGCCTCCAGCGTAAGTTACGCTAGAGCCAGAAATGCTAGACGCCGTACCAGCGCCACCGTTGCCGCCAGTAGTTGCTGTTCCTGTTGCCCCGGTAGCAGATGCGCCGCCGCCACCGCCACCGCCAAAGTTTGGTTGCGCTCCATTTCCTGCGCCACCGTTAGAACCTTGAGATGGCGAAGTGCTTGGGGTGTTGCCTGTGCCGCCAGCGCCGCCGGGATACGGAGGTGCAGGGCCGCCTGCGGTATACGAGCCGCCTCCTCCTGATCCACCATTCGCGCCAGATGAATTTGGAGCCGAGTTGTATGACCCGCCGCCACCACCGCCAGTTGAGGTAATGGTGCTGAATACGGAATCATTGCCGCTTGAACCGCGAGTATTTATTGTCGCAGTTCCGTTACCACCACCACCAACGGTAATGGTGTAATCAGTTCCGGCAGTTACAGATAACCCTGTTCCAGTACGGAAACCACCTGCGCCACCACCGCCGCCAAGAGTTCCACCACCGCCGCCACCCGCGACGACAAGGTACTCCACCGCGCTAACACCGCTCGGGCAAGTCCATGTGCCGGTAGAAGTGAACGTGGCTACGACAGATTGGACGGGGACAGAGTATTTGAGAATGACGATGCCAGAGCCGCCAGAATTTCCCGTTGTTTGGCCGCCGCCGCCACCACCACCGCCTGTATTAGCAGTTCCAGCACTACCTAATGATCCCGTTGGGTCGTATTTTCCGCCGTTACCGCCGCCGCCTGAACCACCCGTTCCGCGTGTATCTGCGTCGCGGAATGTAGAGCCGCCGCCTCCGCCAGAATAAGTTGCGGAACTGCCAGAAATAGACGATGCCGTTCCTGCGCCACCGTTACCGCCAACAGCCGCGCTTGCAGTTGCGCCAACCGCAGAAGCGCCACCACCACCGCCGCCTGAATAAGATGTTCCGTTGCTTGCGCCGTTTCCACCATTACTTCCTTGGCTTGGCGAAGTTGAAGGTGTATTGCCTGCGCCGCCATTACTAGTCCAACCGCCACCACCGCCTGAACCGCCTGACGACCCCGCAACTGACGATTCGGCGCCACCGCCACCTCCGGCAGAGGTGATACTGCTAAATGATGAATTAGAACCGCTTACCCCATTCGGCCCTATTGCAACAGTTCCAGTACCGCCGCCGCCGACTGTGATGGTGTAATCAGTTCCAGCAGTAACAGAAAACCCTGTTCCCGTGCGGAAACCGCCTGCACCACCACCGCCATATCTACCACCGCCGCCACCACCAGCGACGACAAGATATTCAACTTGCGTCACGCCGGTCGGGGCAGTCCAGTTACCCGATGCGGTGAAAATCTTGTATTCGGTAAACCCTGCTGATACTCGCGCAGCAAGGAGCAAACTCATGATGCCGCTCATGACTTAACTCACGTTGCCGTTAATAACGCAAACCGTACCTGATAAGAACAGTATTGTCGCCACGCCTCTTGTAGCCAATGACACGGTCGCCTTGTCTGCATCCGTACCCGCGATGTACGCCGTCGTAATCGTGCAAGTAATCGTGATAGCGCCCGAGGTGTTGTTGAAGATAGACACCACATCGCCAGCCGCAAACGTGGCATCGGGAATCGTGATGGAGCCAGAAGCGCCCACCTCGATAAACTTACCCACATCGCCGGTAGCGAGCGAATAAGAAGTCGTTTTAGCCGATCCCGACTGCGGTACGTTGCGGAAACCAACGCTGAAGTTCTCATCCGGCAGCGTCACGGTACGCGCAGCAGACGGACCGCTGAACGTAATGACTTGGCTAAATACCGGCACCGTCGTGTTGGCATCCGGCAGCGTCATCGTGCGGCTAGCAGAGAGCGTCGTCGGGGTCAGCGTGACGGCATACGAACTCGTACCGCCTGCGCGACCAGCCAGTACCACCGCGTCCTGCGTAGCAGCAGCCTCAGAGCGCACCGCACTTGCAGCGCGGAACGTCTGGGCAGCGGTAAAGGTATTTGCCGTGCCGGTGACAAGACCGAGCAAGTTAGTGCCGGTCAGTTTGTAGTTAGCGCCGGAGCGAGCAATGACGTATTCGTCTCCTGCTTGCGCCGGGGCGCCAGATGCTAATGCACTAATCTTTGTGTCGGCCATGATTTACTCCAATTCAATCTTGCTGTCGTCTTCGAGCAGCACAAATGAGTCGTCTTCAAGCAACAAGAAGTTACCACTGGGCGGCGTCGGGGCAGTTGCTTGTTTCCCCAAAGCAATAAGTGAGCCTAGCCCTACGGCTACTCCATTCTGCACAGCAACGCCGTAAAAAGAGCCCATTAGTTTCCGCTAATCGGCTTAGCGTACAAAGTGCCGCTAGAAGAAACCTGAATCGCTGATACACGCCAAGGACCGCCTGTCCCTTGGGGCACAGAAAACGGAATCGGCACGTTAGCGGGAATTGGCGTGCTGCTGGTCGTTGCAGTCACCCCGTTGCCGATGGTCACATAGGCGTCGCTTGTTGTCCAAACCAATAAAGCCTGAACGCCAGCGTCCCAAGTTCCCGTAGACCCGGCAGTGCCCGAATAAGCAACAGTCTTGGCCGGGAACAGACTGTCATCTAGCGGAATAAGTAATTGCATCGTCTATACCTCAAGCCAAGAATTTCAGTTTATAAATCGTAGACAGATATAAGCCAAATATGGCATCTAACAGGTTTTGCAGCGTTGTGTCGTCTTTACTGACGACTTTATACCGCATTTCCTCAAGTTCCTTAAGTTCCTTTTCCAAAAAGTCAAGCACGTTGTTCGACTTCTGGGCAGATGCTAGGGCAATCGGGCCAATCAGTCCGTGCCGACCCTGATACGCCTCGGCAAAGTCGTCTGCGAGGGGAATAATGCCCTCGTAGAACTTCTGTAGTGCCTTGTGTTTAGCGTAGTTACGGGTATTCAGGTGCGTGGAATGGGTCACATCCCGCGCTAAAAACAGCCGTCCGATAAAGACTTCGCAGGTCATTGCGGCGGTAACTCCATCGGCATTTGCGGTGGCATTTCCATCGGCATTTCAGCCTCTCTAGGAGCCGGGGCTACAAGGTCGTTAGCGGACAGCATCCCGCTAATCGTGCCCATTACGATGTCCTGAATCTGCTCTTCGGACATACCCGCCTGAACCGCGCTGATACGCTTGGTTTCGGCGTCATACGCCTTAATCTGCGCTTCCTGCTCCTTGATCCGCAGTTCCGTCGCTTCCATCGAGCGCGAGACGTTCTGGAGCATCTGGAACATCTGATCCATCTCAGCGCCCATCGCTTCAATCTGCTGGTTAGCAGCCTGCAACGCTGGGTCTTCGTCAGGATCGGAGAGCAACTTGGGGTCAATCGTCTTGGCAAGGCGCTTGGCAATTTCTTGCGCTCCCGGCCAATCCATGTTTTTGACGAACAGGTCGCCTGCCACGCCCCAGAGGTTCGGGTTGGCTTGCAGGATTTGCGACATCGCGTCCATCGCCTCTTGGCGCTTGGTCATGTAAGACGGGCCGGTCGTGACGGCTACGTCGTACTTACCAACGGACGGGTTGTAGATTTTCTCGATGACCACACCAGCCTGATCCATCAACTTGCGGACAGGCTCTTGCTGCATCGGGTCGATACGCACCGTCGAGGTTTCCCCGTCGATGCCGATGATGCGAGCGATACGCTGGGTATCGTAAATCTTCGGAATCAAGTCAACGAGTTGACGCGTAACGTAGCGGATAGCGCGGGCAAGGTTATCGACGTAATGATATGACCCCGTATCGCCCTGACGTTCACGCGCCAATATGGCCCGACCCGAACGCTCGTTAGACGTGGCGCCAAGGCTAGAGTCATAGTAGCCCGTCGTAGACTTAATGTCGTCCGACGCGCCCATCTTAGCCTGAATAAGCCCCGTTTGTGCAAGGGGTGGGGCGGCACGTTGGGGCAGCGGCAGCATGTTGCCAGCGCCGTCCGTAACGTCAGGATTGACCTCCAAATACGGCCAGTTCTGGGTATTGGCGGTCTTCCACTGATGCTCGTATCCCTCAAATTGACCACCGTAGCCGATAAACGGCGCCTTGGGGGCCAAGGCGAGCATTTCTGCCTCTTGGGATACCCAGTAGTTGTACATGCGCTGCGCGTCTTTAGCGTTACGCACGAGGCCGCTGATGTAGATACGGCCCTCAACCTCATATTCGTTGCCGACCACGCGGACAACCGGGATCGACTTACCCGGCCACTCCTGCTCTTCCAGCACTTCGTAGCCGTTCGTCTTCATCCACTTAATCTTGCGGATGTCTACGTCACGGGTGCGAACAGGGGCAAGGCCCATAGCCTCCATCTGCGCGGCTTCGGGCGAGTCAGCGTAGGCGGTCATACCGCCCGGATACAGGTTTAACTTCGCTTTTTCATAGTAAGCGTAGAAGTATTCCGCAATCCGTACTGAATCGTCGGTAATCCACTGCGCCAGATTCTCGTCACCAATACCACGGCTCTGGATCGACGAGATGGGTTCGGCGTCAGGAAAATGACGCTCAAACTCCTCACGGGGCATGTCCTCGGTTATGAAACACCATTCTGCATCGGCTCCGCACGGGTCTTGGATGTGCGGGTCCATATATACCGAGAACGAGTTACGAACGCGAGCAATACGGATGTCTTGGTCGAACGAATCGGGGTCGCAATACTCAGTCAGGATGCGGATATAGCCTTCGCCATACGTGACTTGGTTTTCGCAAGCCGTGTCGTAGGCAACGTCGGCATCCGAAATGTACTCGATGTGCCGGACGATACCGTCAAACACCTCGGCAACTTCAATGTCCGCCTTGTCATCGACCGGGATGACTTTGCCCGCAGGTCGGTTCTGGCGCTGGTCGTTAGTGACCTGCCGAACGTGCTGGGGCAGTTTGTTGATGGTTAGGCAGGGACGAGCGTTGATCGTCTGTCCTTGCACTGCGCCACGGGTGGCTAAGACTTCCTGCGGCCACTGCCAGCGGTTATCTGGAGAACCCGCCATAAAGCGCAGGTCGTCCAATTCGCTGTCCCGAGACTCGCTATAAGCCGTCAGGGACAACTGCATCCGGGTACGCGCTTGGGCAAGGATATCGCCCGTACTACGCGCACGGCGGCTCTCGGGCGTATTAGCCACCTGAGCCGCGCCCTTCATCCCTGTCGGGTCTTTAGCCATTACTTGCCCTTCTTACCGGCTTTACGCTTAACCGAATACGCGATGGCAACAGCCTGCTTAACAGGCTTGCCTGCCTTCACTTCAGCGCGAATGTTCTTACGAAAAGCCCCCTTAGAGGCGGACTTTACAAGAGGCATTAACGCATACCCCGTTTCATCGGAGTCGGTCGAAAATCAACCGCAGTGCGGATCATGTCCTCGTTAACGCGCTTCGGCATACGCGGAGCAGGCATCCGGGGCTTCTGCATCCGGCTGTTTTGGATCATGTCACCGACTGTTGCGCCGGGAGACACGCCGATTGGACCGGGGTTTTTCTTTCCGTACATGTTTCTTAGCCTTTTTTGGAGGTTTTACGGGGTTTTCGGGCGGTAAGGGCTGACTTTCTGAAATTGGCAGCCGTTGGAGCGCCCTTAGAACCCGGTTTACGCATCTTTTCGCCCGATCCCGCAGCGATTCGAGCGCGTTTAGCATGAATGTTCGCATATAGTCCCTTTTTTGCAGCCATTTCAGCATTTCCATCGTTTTAAGGATGCTTTAGCGCGTTCGGCTGGCCCCTTGGCGTTGCGAACGACCCCTTTCATGCGGGCGCAAAACGACTTTTTACGTCCTGCGTCCGCTTTTGTCTTCGGACTGGGCGCCGGAGCCTTCAAATTAGACCCCGTCGCTCGATTGTACCGAGCACGTCCTTTGGCGGTCAATCCAGCCCCTCTTGACACGGGCTGCTTTTCTCCTCTACCAACTGAGAGGCTGACAGACTTCTTAGCCATTAAGCACCCATCCAAGTGTTGATCATGCCGCTCTCACGGCTCGTGGTAATCGTGCGGGGTCGCTCGCGGTATTCGCGGTGCGCGACTGGATAGGCAAACGTGACAGCGATGGCGTCAGCAGCGTCAGGCGATGCAAGGCCACGCGCCTTCATGTCTTTCTTCGACTCCAGCAGGATAGAGCCAGAGGAATTAATTTTCTGTTTTGGTCCTGTTAGGTCAGCCTTTAACTGCCTATCATTGGGCAGCGCAGCGTCTTTCAGCCACGACTTCATTTCGCCCCACAACTCTGCACGTTTGTTTTGCCACATAGCCGGGGTCTTGGACTTCCATCCGAAGTTAACGCCACGCACTACCTTATAGCGCTGCTCTTTCAAGCGATCAAGGATGCCGTAGCCTAATCCGCCTTCGTCGAGGACGACGAGTGTGGGCTGGTATTCTTCAATCGCGTCGATAACTCGGCCAACAATCTCCATCGTGTCTTCGCCTTTAAAGCGCTTGATGGCGATGATGTCTCGACCTTTGCGGACGGCGATAACGGTCGAGTCCGCTCCGCTGCGAGCCGGATCGACTCCAATAACAATAGGCGCTGTTTCATCCTTATGCCTGGCACGAGCCATGGCCTGATCCACAACGCTAGGCGGTATAAATTGGTCGTCACCTTCTGACGGAAACTCTCCATAGACTTCCACCTTGGCTTGCGGTGAGTCGATGCCGTATTCGTCGATGATCTGCTGATACACCGACTTATCGGTTTCTTCAACGGTGCGAGCGTCAATGTTGCGGGTGTTCCAGAACGCACGCTTAGAGTGGAACGCCTCGAAGAAGTAGCCCTCGTTACGACGGGGGTTGCTAAACGACATCCAGAAACGGTGCGGGGTGTTCTCCGTAAAGAAGCCTGCCGTTACCGACCAAATGGGGTCAGGGATACCGGAGGCTTCGTCAAAGATGACCATAACGCCGTCAAAGTTGTGGACACCGGCATACGAGTCGGGGTTCTCTTCCGACCACAAGCGACCTTCGACGGACCAGTAACGAGTACCTTTTTTAAGGTCACGTTCAACGAGTTCGGCGAGCCACTTAGCGGGCATCACGCGGGTGGCGCTAATCTCAAACCAATGCGAGTTGATGAGGAGCGCTGCCCACTTAGTAATTTCTGCCCATGTGATCGAGCGTAACTGCGCTTCCGAGTTAGCCGACACAATGGTCGTCGAGCCTATGCGAGTACTCAACATCCAGAGGATGAGCCACGACACCAGCGCAGACTTGCCGATACCGCGACCGGAAGCCGTAGCCATACGCAGGACTTCGTAAGAGGTTGCGGTCTTATTTTTCGCAGTGTGGGCGGCGATATCGCGCAGGATTTCCCGCTGCCACTTACGCGGACCCTTGAAGTGTTCTAAAGGCGTGCCTTTCTGGCCCCAAGGGAAAGCGAGTAGCACGAAAGCCTCTGGGTCGTCCTTAATAACGGGCGACCAGAGTTTGCTCATCAGCAACTCTTCTTCTTCGGGGCTATAAATCGGCTGTTGCACGTTCGTCCTTCAGGGTTAGCGGCTCAGTAGCCTCATGCGCTAATTGATCCGGTGTAGCGTCAAATACGCGGCCCGCCAAGACGCGAGATTCTGCCTCTTGCAGCGCGGCGACAATACTAATCTGGGATTTGATATCGACTTGGACTTGCTGTTTAGCCACCCAACCATGAAGGTTTTGGAGCAGGGCAAGCGCGGCTTTGGTGTCCCCATTAATCGCGCCTTCTCGCAAGGCCGACGCTGCCTCAACCTCAGAGTCCGCACGACCTTTCCCCTCAGCGACCGCAGCCGCGTTATCTAACTGGCAGAGTCTACGGTACTCAACGGGCAGCAACCCAGCCGCAAAGGCCAAGGCGTCACCCTTTAGCCCGAGTTTGGCGGCGTCGTAAATCTTTTGCAGAACCTCCGGCGATGCCTTCAGTTCACGAGGCGCAAAAGGAATGGACTTAAAGGATTCTGTTACGAGGTTCATACCGGAACTCTTTGCCAGAACAGGCGGGAACGTCAGACATCCAGCCGTGGTGGGTGGCATGGGCACACCAGACCTTCTCAGCAACCTTAGTCACCTGAGCGGCCCAGAAGCAAGAGCGGCATACCAGAGACTTGGCAGCAAACTCTGCCCACTCCAACTCCGACATACGTATCGACATAAGCGGACTGTAACAGAAGGTTTGGCAAGGAAGGAAGAGCAAGAGCAAATTGGGCTACGCCCAACCAGTCTGCTCTGGCGAGCAGCAACGTGCAGGGTGATCCTGCCGGGAGGCCGCGATCTCCAACGTCCGTGGAGCCTGTGTGCCGAGGCGGAAGCGTCTAGGGATACGTTTAGTGCCTTAGATGGTGCATCCCTTACGGGCTGCTTCAGTTACCTCTCGGTCGCTACCAGCGCATCTGGTCAGACGTTGCTAATAAAGGATAACGGTAAAAGGTTTATTAGTGGAGAGGGCAAGTAAGGTTTTTAACCTTTTTATACGGATGGCGGTTTTTTAGGTTTTCAGATCGAGATAGCACGCGAAGGTTGGCGATGCGGTTATCGGTCTTGTTCCTGTTGATGTGGTCAATATCGCCATCAGGCCACTCACCGTGTGAGATGTACCAAGCAAGACGTTGAGCGGTGTACGTCCGGCCCATGACGCTGATTTGATGGTAGCCAAACTTGCTCAACGAGCCTAAAGGCGAACCAGCAGGCTTGGACCCCCAGCGAATGTTTCGCGTAAACAATCCTGTTTCAGGGTTGTAGGAAATAAAGGTTTTGATTTCCTCAAGAGAGGCAGGTGCTTTTGGTTTCATGTTCCAAGCATAGCACAGTTACTTTTTTATTTAAATTGAAGTGATTGCAAAAATTTTAAAAAGTTTTTGTGAGGGCATCGTAATCGTGACCGGTCAACGCCATGCCCTACCCCCCCCTGTTGTTTTGACGCAACGGATGGTTGCATGTCTACCACAACCCTAGACGCTAATGATTCTCATCATGCGTAACAGAATCGTTTGCAATACGTTATGTTGCGTAGATGCAACACGTTGCGTTTATGCAACATGGCTACGTTGTGGCGTAGATGCAACAGTGATTGTTGCGTAGGTGCAACAAGCAGAGGTGTCAGCAATCCGTAGTCACTACGGGAGGCTCTGTAGTCATTTCGACTACTAACGCTCAAACCCTATAAAAATAGGCATTTGCGATCAATGTTAGTAAGTCAGTAAGTATTCTTTCCCTATACTTTTACTGTACTAACTTTTTTTGCAACTTCACTACTCTCTATCTTTTTTACTAACAGTTCCCATTTCTCCATGTTTTTCAATAGTTTAGGTGTTAGTAACTTTCACGCTAACTTCTGAATAGTGCTACTACGTTCACTAACGCAACAGATACCTAGCGTTGCAGCATACTATCTCTGTAAAATAATCCTTTATATGATCAGACTGCTAGGTTATAAAAGACTTGTTTACAAAACTACACGGAGCAACTAGTAATGACTCGTTTCCTAAACACTCTCTGTTTCGTTTCGTTTTTCGTATCAATTGCCGGTTACGTGATCGGCGCTGACTTGCTAGCCATTGTCGCTATGACGCTAGCCGGTGTCGCTGCAGCAATCGAATACGCGATCAACTAACTACAAGACTCTGGAGAATCACAAAATGAAAACTAAACTTCTGAATATCGATGCCAACCCTAAGACTGTTAAGGGGAGCGCCCGCGGCTATATGACTGCCGTGCTGTACCTTGCGCCTCACGATTCTAGCGGGGTGCAATTGTGTCCTACGGCTAACCTTGCAGGATGTGCGGCTACCTGCCTAAATACCGCTGGACGTGGCGGCATGGCTAAGGGCAGCGCCACGTTCGAGACTTCTAGCGGTACCGTGTTGCCAGACAACGCTATCCAGCACGCCAGACTTCGGCGCACGGCATTGTTTCATCAGCACCCCGTAGACTTCATGGCGCAACTGATGCGCGAAATTGACGCATTTCTGGCTAAGGCTAGCCGCAAGCGCAAACTTCCGGCTATCCGCCTCAACGGCACGTCCGATATTCGATGGGAAATGGTGCCGGTTACTCGCAACGGTAAACACTACCCGCACATTTTCGCGGCATATCCGCGTGTTCAGTTTTATGACTACACCAAGATTCCGAATCGGCACGTTACGGGAATCGTTAACTATCACCTAACATTTTCTTACAGTGGCCGGGCTGAGTACGCTCCGATCGTCGTCAAGGCGCTCCGTAACTATTCGGCGGACGTGTCATTCGCGGCTGTGTTCAACGGTCCGGCGCCTGAGTACTTTTTGGGGCGCCCCGTGATCAATGGCGACGAAACAGACTTGCGCTTTTTAGATCGTGCCGGGGTTGTCGTCGCGCTAACGGCTAAGGGCCGGGCACGTCGCGACACGTCCGGTTTCGTGATCGATACCCGTGCGGCACGGATTGCCGCCTAACCTAGGGAGAATCTAGCCATGCCACTAAATACACCATTAGAAGCGCTCACATCGGCGCTCGTGTTAGCAATTACAGCGCCCGATGATGATCGGGCCGCGCGTGCTATAGCCTTAGCCGATGAAATAGCCGCCTTGTGTCCACCGGGCCATATAGCACTCGCAAAACGTGCCGCACTCGAAGAATTGCGCCGAATGGATGGAGAATCCGCACATGCATAAGGTGAAAACCAATCGCTGGTATACATTCCAGCCGGTAGGAATGGACACGTGGGACAGTTGCGCCTTAGTGGCGCCCGGTAGCCGCGTGCAGGTTAGGCGCCTGCCGGGGTGTCCGCCCCCTAACACAATGGGCCATTGTCACATTGTAGACGCGGCCGGACGTTTCGCGGGCTTAGTACTTACTAACAGTCTGCAACCTATAGGGGGCCGCCATGGATAGCCGCATCGAATACCTAGGCAAGTCGGCACGCTACGGTAAAAACGAACACCACATTCGAGCGCCTGCCGATGTGCCAGATTGGGCGCTAGTCGATCACATTGTGGCCCTTGAAAAGGACCACGATAGTTTCGGTACCTATGTTGTGCGCCGATGTGGGAATGAAGCGCACGTTTATTTTTACACTGACTGAGGGCCGCACCATGTCACAAAACGAACAGATCCGGGCCGCGTTACTTGCGGGCCGTACACTGACTCCACTCGATGCGCTAACCGAATTCGGATGTTTCAGGCTAGCCGCACGCGTGGCCGATCTCAGGCGCTCCGGGCTGGATATCGAATGCCAGACTGAAACTCAAAACGGCAAGCGGTATGCGCGTTATGCGCTGAGGGCGCCCCATGCGATTCCCTAAACTCTGGCACCTAGGCTACTGGTATTCACGCGGCTACGATTGGCGCCACGTACCGCCTCCAAACTGGCGCTGTAGCCGTCGCATTAATCCTATTTCGGTCTATTGGTGAACATATGGAAAAACCACATATACCCACGATTGCAGAATTAGAGGCGCTATTCGCGGCCGATGATGCGCCCATGGTGTACCGGGCGCCCCCTAACCCTGAGCGCCTTAAAACGGCTGTGCGGGCTTTCCTGAGCGCATGGGACGACGACTTGACGGTTAGGGAACTCGCGCCCTTTGTGGAGGAAGTGCGCCGCGCATTGGAGGGTAGGCCATGACCGAGTTTCACGAACGATGGGGGTTGCAGCCTACCTATCCACGGCTAACCCGTTGCACTCGCCGGTACTGGATAACGTATCTGTCGCGCTGCATTGATACCGCGAGGGCTAACTTATGGCGGGATTCTTGATCGCCGTCGCTCTGACGGTACTTGCGTCGATATTGTTCGACGATTGAACGAGGGGGCGCAAGCCCCCTTTATTTCACCATTTGAAGGTCGGGCTTACCCTCGACCATGGCACGAATGTCCGACTTGCTACGGTCGGCCAACTCGGGAGCCACCCATAAGTGTTTAGGCGTCTGATATTCGCGGCTCATTACTCGCCCGATATCCTTCCAGCCGCTCTCCCGTAGTGCCACGAATAACGTCTCACGAGACGGTTTATGGCCGTCCGTACCTGCGGCAATACCAGACAGCACCTCCGACCACGGCGACCCTATAACGCCTCTGGCGAAGACTCCGCGACGTTGCCGCACCATATCCGCAATAAATGCCTCGCCGCCGCTCATGCCAAGATCGACCATCGCCAATTTCGCATCGGTCAACGGTGGCACGGCTCCGGGGTTAAACGCGCTAACGTCCCGCGCATCCAGATAACCGGCCACAGCCTCGAACCCGCCTTTGCCGTACCAATCCCACAGCCTTGCAGCCTCGTCGTCCGGTAGGCGTGGCGCTTGCGACCAAATGACGAACCAGCGACGGTCATCAGCCGGGATCGTGATCGGCGCTCGGTCGTTACTGAAAGCCAGCACGAAAATACGATTAACCACATAGTACGGGTGCTGCTGTTTCTTATTGACCAGCAGCAACTCAGGCGGCGCAGCGATCACGGGTTTCAGGTTGTTTTCCATCGCCCGGCGGTCATCGCCCTTACGGTATCGAATCTCGTTTAGCACGATCACCTCGGACTCGTAGGTATAGCCCCACGAACCTGCGACCTCTTCAGCCCTAGCCACGGCTATGTTCTTTAGCGACCCGCCGCCAATAGACCACAGGAAAGGCGCCCAGAGCGTGTCCTTACCGCCACCGGGTAAACCCGTGTGCAGCACGGCGTGGTTGATCTTGCGCTGTGGGTTCTGGCGCTTATACGCCATCACGTTCAAAACGTGTTCGCGCTCGAAGTCGGCAGGAATCATCCGGTGCAGGTGGTTTAGCCACAGCGAGACATCCGCGCTCTGTGCGGCTGGCCGTGAGTCTTTCCACTTGTTGACGTAGCCCACCCCGGCCTTCTTCAGCAACTCGGTTTCACCCGGCGCGTATGTGAGAGCGTTGGCGACGTAACTACCCATGGCCGCACGGTTCTCATCGAAGAAGGTAGCCGCCTCAATGCGCCTAGCCTTGTTGTGTACGGAGTAGCACGGCGTACCCCGGAACAGGGCGTTAAACGTCTGCCGGGAATAGTCCTGATGCGTCTTTACATCGAAAAACAGGTCGCCCTCGGCAACGTAAACGAATCGTTTAAACCAGTCAGCCGGTGCCAACTGCGATACATCACCATCCGCGAGACTTTCGTATTCATCCATTGCATTACCCCACTGGTCTGCTATTCTCACGGAGCATTGCTTGATTCTCCGTGTAATTCTCCTAGAGAGTCCTTAGCCCCACTTCGGTGGGGCTTTTTTTATGGACTGCCCATTCGTCGGTTAGCCGAGATGGTGCGCCAAGTGTCGAGGACGATGCGCTCTGTCTCGCGCTTGTTCGCCATCTTGGAGTACAGCGCCACAGCCGCACAGTATCGCTCATGCGCCTCTTTGGTGGCGTGGTGGGTCGCGGCAATCGCTTGCCGCTCCGCCACCGTACCCTCGGCATGTGTGAAGACGGCCTCACGGGTCGCCTTCCAGCCATACTCGGCACGCTCCATCTCAGCCTTCGCCAGCGCGCACGGCTCGTCTGTATCGACAAGATACCGCAGCGCTTTCTCGGCTCTTTCTTCGCTAATCATTAGAAGCCCAACGGATCGTTAAGGTCAGCCTTTGACCAGTTGTCCTCGGTCAACCCCGCAGCAGGCGCAGGCTTCTGCGGCCTTTGCTGGCCTTCCTTCAACTGGACGCTAATGGACAAAAAGTTATTGCCAGCCTTTGAAGACTTCTTCCACGCAGACAGTTTGTACTCCGTGCCGCCCACGTTTAGGTCGCCAGTAAAGTCTGGGCGCTTTTCGTTGCCCTTCTTGTCGTTCGGAAACAGCACGCCACGATTAGTATTGTCATAGTTCACAGGGTCATCTCCTTCAGTTTAGAAACTTTAGCATCCAACTCAGCCAAAAAATCAAATACCTCTTTCTCCAAGAGGGTGATGCAGTCTGTATCCCTTGGGATACGCACCACGAGCAGTTGTAACTCCTCGGGCATCCTTGGATCGTATGAGACCCAATCGCACCAGTCCGTACCCGTGCAGGCCATCTGCCATTGCATTTGATAAAAATATTTCTGCGGCGGGTCACGCTCAAAGAGGTACTCGATGTGCGTAGCCGTAGACGGGCACTTGATCTCGACGCACCCATTCACGCCCACCAATCCGTCAGGGCTGGCTCCTGCCATTTCGATTGCAGGGTGATTGATAAACCCCACCTCAGTGACGAGTTCGCCCACCTTGGCGCTGTAAGCGTCACGCGCTGCGCCTTCCTGCTCGACGCCCCACTCCATCGCGGCGCTGCTAAACCCTTCAGTCGGCTTGCCGGTTAAGCGTTCGCATACCAACTGCGCCATATAGTTTGCGCGAGTAGCGGCATAGCCACTCTTCGTGCGTGCCACTACGTCAGACACCTTCGAGGCAGTCACTTTGCCCAGACGGGCGGTGTGCCATTCTGTTGTTCGCTGCTCCATCACACTCTCCCTAAGATTTTTTTACGGCCATCACGGGTCATGCACAACGACTGCAACTTGTTGTAGTCAAAGTCGAGCATGTCGCAAATCCAGCGCATCGACCCGGCGTCATCACGACGGGAAAAAATCCAGTGAAATGCAGCGCCTCGGCCATCGGCGTTGTCTGCGTCTTTAATCGCCTGCCACAGCACGGCAGACCACAGTCGGCGGTAGCCCGAGTCATCTGTTGATGGCCGATCTACATCGCTCGGACGTTTGGCGAGATGACTAATCATTGCAACTCTCCTTGCTTCCAGAGCAGGTAATCGTATTGTTTTATGCCACGGTGCAGTGCAGAAGCCATAAGCATGGGGTTCATTCCCCATTCCTGCGCCAACGGTTTGTAGTTGATGCGCTTCTTGTTGGCCTTGGCATCGGCTCTACGCTCGCGCAGCACCTTGTACTGCTCAAACGTAATGCGTGGGTTGTAACGCGATCTTTTGGTATACGTTTTCATAATTTCACGGATACTTTTCCAATCGTAGGTGTTGAGGGGAAATAACTCGTGTGGTTTCTGAATAGTCGGAAGGTGTCGCCTTCTCCCATGCCAAGTCATGCGGCAACCAGCCAAGAATCTCCACGGCTCGTATCTCTGGCATAACGGGCTTGGCGACGAACAACACCAAGCCTTTACCGATCTGGTGTTGTCGCACAGCGGCAGTGTTACTGGTTCGCACGCGACGAACCTCGATGTTCCTGCCAACGTCAGGCCAGTCTTTGTAGAGTTGGTGATCGCGGGCGTCCCACACATGTGCGTGCCAATAGCGGTTGGTGTACTTGGCTACGGCCAACTCTGCTGCACACGCAGCCACCTGCGCCGTTCGGTCGTCTTCCATGCGCTTCGGGTCGTAGTGCAGGGCGTCTTGGCTATCCCACCTTGCCGAGCAGCGTCGAGCGCCGACAAGGTTTACCAAGTCATATTCCCACCGCTGTAATTCAATGATGGGATAAGTCATGTGTTTGGCACCTGATACCATTTCAAAATGATCTTGGCGGCATCGCGGTGGTCTTTCATCACACGCAAGTCCTTAGCCTTGTTCTTCTCAAAGAAGCCAGTAGGACATAGGCCAGACTCACGCTCTTCAATCATCTGCTCCATCATTTCAATCGTATTGCCCAAAGACCAAGCCACGATGTATGACTCAACATCACTCAGTATTTCTTTCACTAGCCTCTGCTCTTTCAATTTGAGGCCAACTTGCTTTTCTTCTCGCTGAACAGGCTTAGATGCACCTTTCGCTCGCTTGCGTTTAGGCTTTTCCATATTCCGTTTAACTCCTCGATAGTGGCTGCTAGTTGTACTGCCGCCTCAACGGCAGGATCGGTAGTGGCTGCTGCGACTTCATGCGTCTGCGAGTCGGCGTCGTTATCGCCCTCGGTCGGGATGCAGAACGCTTGAAAGGCGGCGTACTTGTAGGCGGCAGACATAGCCTTGTTGCTGGCCTTGTCGCCTGAGTCCATCGCCTCGCCTACGGTGATGACTGTGTGCTTGCTGCCGTCTTCGGCGGCTACAAAGTCAAACTCCACGGTCAGCGTGACGTAAAACAGCGCAGTGCCTTGGCGGTTCTGGCGCTCGATAACCTGTCGGTCGGTCACGCGAGGCAGGATGCACAGGCCGTGCTTTGACAGCAGCGGCGAGAGCGCACCGTAAACGGCGTCGATACCACGGAAAGCGTAGCCCTGCGACTGGTTCTTGCTGTCTTTGCTGATGCCGATCTTGGATAGTTCGGCGGTGACAGCAGCAATCTTCTCGTAGACCTTCATGCTTGTTCTCCTCTTGCGCGGATAGCGTCGGCGCACTGTGAATTACCAAAAACCCATGCGACATGAGCGTCTGCCCTGTTGCGCTCAACTAATTCGTCACACAACTCAGCGCACGCCTCACGCTCAACTGCGGTAACTAGGACAACGAAGTGTGCAAGGCTTTCGGCTGTAAAGGCGTAAATGCCATATTCATTTTTAGCCATGCGGATAATGTCGTCGCAAGTCATTGCGGGTTCCTCAGTTTGGCGGATGCGGCGTCAATCGCAGCAATGCACTCGGCAAACGCTTGGTGCAGTTTGAAAGCGCCTTCGGCTTCGATGCGGTTGAGTTCGTTTAAGCCTTCGATGACGTTGAAGGCGGCGTGTTCGGCGCGGCAGTGCAATTCCATGAGTCGGTCGCGTTCCTGCTCGGCCAAGATGCGGTAATCGTCTTCCATTGCTTTCTCCATCGGGGCCAATCCCCGAAGTGCAGTATACTCCCGTTGACGATCATGTCAACACCTGTTACTGTGCAATCTATGACACCGAAACAACTACTGAAGATTTATGGCTCCCAGAGCGAGATTGCTCGGGCGTTGGGCGTAACCCGGCAGGCTGTGCTGCGCTGGTTTAAGGAAGACAAGATTCCTGCGTTGCGCCTGTATCAAATTCAATGCGTGCTGAAAGTCAATGAATAATCCAGTTACGAATAGCACCGACATATCGTGGGCGTCACAAGCCAATGTGCGGTATTGGGAAAGCGTCAAGCACACGCCGTTTGGCAAACTGCGGTTAGCCGATGCGTACCTTGCTCGGATCGGCGTAGGCGACTGGCAGCAGCGTGCAGAGCGCACATCTTGGTTGAAGAACTACGTGGGCGACATCCTGCGCTCGCTGGACGATGCGACTGAGGCATACGGCGACCCGCACGTTCGAGGCATGGTGCGGGAACTGTGGGGCGAGCCGGGCGTGACGAAGTTGAAGGCTAGGTGCAAACCGGCATAATCGGCGTATGCGCTACGCCAAACGTCGAGACAACAACCACACCGAGATTGTAGAAGCCCTCCGTAAGGCCAACTTCGAGGTCATCGACTACGCCTCGGCAGGGCACGACATCCCTGACCTGTTGGCCGTCAAGCCAATGCACGACGGCATGGCGTGGATATGCTGGATAGAGGTCAAGGCCAAGGGTGGGCGGCTGTCAGAGGGACAGAAACGCTTTCAGGGCTTCTTCCAGCCTAGGGGCGAATGGTACGAAGCCCGTGACCCAGACGACACCGTATGCGCCCTACAGGCGCTTTACTTGCAGCGCCTTAAATAATTCATTTACAATACGGCCATGAAGAACTGGCGCGTATTGAACCAAAACCTGAATCTGTTTAACGAGGCCGAGGTTAAGGCACTCTTGGACGAGGAGATTGCCGGTCAGCGGCGTTCCACGTTCCTCAAGCGCCTGCACCAGCGGTACTGCACCCTGCGTGCAAACCGCGAACGGGCTGAGATATTCAGCGCCGCCGCAAGAATGTCAGGTAGTCAGCCCCTTCCTCCGGGTCCCACCACACCTTCACCAAGTCTGGATGGTCAGCCGGTAGCGCAGGGTTAATCGTCGTCAGAGCACAGGGCGACAGGCAGTTGTCCCTGAACCCGTGCTCCTTGGCGTAGCGGTCGTAAATCTTGTAGGACGCCACCTTACAGGCGTGCATCGTGATGCCGCTAATTGCATCCTTCAGAACGCTATAAGCCGACTCGTGCTTGTGACCGGCCACATACAGGTGGTCGCGGGTTCCCATCAGCGCAGCCTTCATCGGGCCGTGAGCCGGATTCCAAATACTAGAGCCGCTGTGGTCGTGGCGGGCGTTGATCCGTACCTCTAGGCCACTTGGGAACTTAAGCGCTATACGGGCCTCTGAGGACTTATAAAGCGAGTTCTGGTGCTTGGCTATCCAGCGTAGAGGGTCGCCTGAGCCTGACCACAGGTCGTGGTTGCCGCCGATCATGTAGAGCCAGTCGCAGCGATTAACAAACCACTCGGCTATCTTCCAAGCCTGCGCGGCAGATGTTGCCTGCTCGCCGTAAAGTTTTGCGAGGCGCCCGACCCAGTTGTTTGTGGTGTCGCCTACGTTCGCTGCAAACAGCCCCTCGGTGCGGTTCACAAGGTCGGTGTGGCGCTCAATGGCTTCTATGTCGCAACCGTCGTCGTCTACGTGCGGGTCGCCAAAGTGCAGGATGCCGATAGCACCGGCCATCTTCACTTTGATGGGAATAAGTTTGCTGGCTTCTTCGTGTTCGCGCTTGTGCTGGAACTTGCGCTTGCGCTGGGCAATCAGTTCCTCGATGGGAACGTCATCGTCGGGCAGCGGGGTGAACTCGTAGTCGCCCTTGTCTACGACTTGGCGTCCGGGTTGATAGGTGGAGTCAGGGATAACGTACCCCTTGTCCTTCATCTTTTTTAGCCGCATCTGCAAAGTCCGCTCGTTCATTTTGAACTTTGCAGCGACTATTGCCCGTATGCCGTTTGCTTCCTGTAGTGCTTTTAATATCTGATCATCGGATGCCTTGGACTGCATTGCTTACTCCATTGTTGTGAGCATCTGTTGCAGCAAGTGTCCAATCCGATCTACAAATTGCTCGTCTCGGCTTAGGTCATCGTGACCAGCGATGTCGAGCATCGCGTGAATCGCCTCATGCGCCCACACTTGCTGCCGGTTTGTGCCTTTACAAGAACTTACGATGTGTATCTCGTATTTGTCTGGAAGCCACATTCCAACACAATTTTTGCCGTGACGCCACTTGGAGGGCGAAATTACTTTGACATTGATGGTGTGACCGGCTAGTTGGAAGCGCTCTGGGATGCCGTCTTGTCGCATAGCGCCCGCTCCATTAAATGAGGCTAACTCAAAAACAATACCCGCTCGTCGTTACGACGTTTGACGAGGCCGGGTAACACCTTACCACCGGCTTTTGTCCACTTTTTGAATTCTTCGGCTGCCTCTTCAAAGTCGCCTCGATTGACCTTCATCCGTAAGCCAGAGCGCTGAAGGTTGCCTAGCCCCACGTTAAAGGCAAAAGATACAAGAGCATCAAAGACTCCCTGACGGCCAACAACAGCAGGGCAAAGTCGAACCACACCACGCTCAAACCGGCCAAGGTCTTGAGCAAGTATCCGGTCCACCTCGTCCATCGAGAGAGTTCGATCCCATCCTGCGGGTATCGGTAGGCTCTTGCGTTCCTCATACTTCACCGCAGCGTGAGCCGGGTCTATAACGTGGCCGACCCCGACCGTCCATAGCAGGGCCGGACACCGATAAGGGCGCGTCCTTACGCCCTCATGATGCTTGATCATCTGTATTGCAGCAGGACTGACCTTCACTTCTTGCCGAAAGCCTGCGTGCCAAACCAGAAGGCAATGATTGACGACAGTATCAGCATCTCGTCATCTGAGAACACTTCAGCCATTGCAGCAGCAAACGGCACGCCTGTGTTGTAGGCGTACCAAACACCTGCAATGTTGATAGCGACCAGTTCCAGCACAAAAATGTACGTTACAACCGGGCGCACCGAAGCACGCAAGTTGATCATCCATTGGGATGCGCCTTTGCCAATCTCAACGTCGTGGCTATACAGCGCCTGACGTTCCTCGGCAGCAGTCTGCGTTTGGATTTGCTCCAGTTTGATTTCCTCAACCCGTGCCTGCGCGATAAACCCGCGTTCTGCGAGGGCTAGTTCGCGCTCCTTCTGCGCGGCGACAAGGGCTAACTCATGCTTCTTGTCTTGGCGGTCTTGGAAGATTTGCAGAATCTTGGGCAAACCGCCTGCAAGGAACGACAGGAATGTGCTAACCATTGTCATCATTTGGAAGCCCTCACTACGTCGTCGCCCTTGGTAACGGTGACATGATCGCCCTCAACGTCCACCCGCATCGGCTGTTCTTTGCGATCCAGCCGGTCTAGTTTGGCGATCAGTTCCTTAATTACCTCAAACTCGGGCTTATCTTCCTTCTCCACCGTGCCTGCAATGCTGGCAAGCATAGAGATAAGAGCGGTCAGCGAGGCACCAAGCAGCCCCATCACGGCAGCGATCTTGTCCGAATCTAGCGCAAGGCTAGACAGCACGCCGATCACCACAATGGCCGTGATGTATTTCAGCCCGTCCTTACCAATGGCTTTACCGGCTACGTCCTTGGCAGACGACTGCGCTTCAAGCCGTTGCAACTCGGCCTGTATTTGCACTTTTAGCAACTGGATGTCGGTAACGTCGTTCATTTTTAACCTTTAACTAAAGAACAGTATTGTTAATAGTGCTGCAAACAGTACGCTTACGCAGGCAATTACTTTTAAATTAGCGCGAGTCCGCACCCATGCCGCCCACATCACTTGTCGGCCTTTTCGTCCAACTTGTCCCAAATGCGGGTCAGGATTTGCTCAATACGCTCTAAGGCGGACTTGTAGTCATCGCGGCGCACGAACTGGTGCATCATCTCTTTGTGGTCACGCTGAAGGTTCTCTAGGCTCGTCGTAATCGAGCGCAAGGTCCAACCGCCAAACGCTGCTGCAACTGCCACCGCAATGTTAAAAGCCGCCTGATAATCCACGTCACTTCTCCGAAAGCGCCTGCGTGGTGACAGCCCGCAGTACGAGGTTTGCCAACGCGCCGACCATTAGGATCGCCGCAGCCACTTCCTGCCCCCACAGCACGGTCATGTGACCGCCTACAAGTTCAAGGCCGCCAAGGACGGCCAGCAGGACATTCCACCAAACAGTCTTAGACTTGAGTGCGCCTTGCAGCATGTGGCTTCCAATTACTCGGGTAACATTCCAGCCGCATATAGTGTCGGGCCGACTTGCGGCACAACCTGCGGCATGATGGATTGCGGCATGATCGGCGAGCCGGTCAAGGCTTGCTGGCGCAGACGAGCAGCCTGCATCAACGCCAATCGGTTTGCAGCGCCGCGAGAACCGTAGCCTGTGACTGCCGTAGCAGCGGTAAAGGCGGGGCTTACAAAGAAACCACCACCATAGCCAGCAGCGCCAATACGACCTGGCAGCGTGCGAAGTTCGTTGATTCGAGGCGGCGCCAAAGTGCCAATGCCTGCAAGAGCATTTACGGTGTAGTTACCTTCAGCGAGGTCTTTAATGACCTTACGCTCCTCTTCCGAAAACGCTTTCAAAGCGCGTTCGTCGTCGTTTAACTGCTGGAACTTACGACGCAGGAACACAGCAGGCTCTTGTGAAGAGCGGTTAGACGCTTTGATGATGTCGTCAATCTTTTTGCCGCGACTCATCTTGGTCCACAACGACCGCGCTTCCTCTAAATCCTCTCTCGCTACCTTGGGGAACTGCTCTGCGAACTGGTCAATCTGCTTGATAGCAACCGATCCAAGTTGTTGCTCTTTACCGCTGCTTTGTGCGGCACGGGCGGCAATACGTCGAGCGGTGTCTAATTGCTCAAGGCTAACGTCCAAGCCAAGTGCAGCATCGGACTCAAGCGTATTAATCAGTTTATTGATCTTGACGTGAGCAACAGGGTTGTATCGTTCAGCGGCCAAACTGTTTTTAAGTCCGCTAATAAAGTTGTTGAATTGGTCTAACTGGACTACACCGCCCGCCTTTTCTGACGAAGCGTACTTACGTTTTGCAGCAGCCTCTACGTCTTTAACAGACGGCCCTTTGGGTTGCATGAAACGGCCAACAACCTTGCCCGCACCGGGCACAGCAGCGCCAATCAAGGCACCTTCTGCTATTTGCTCAGGTGAAACCACGCCAGCACCGGCACCGCCAGCAATAGCGCCGCCAGCAGTGCGAGTAGCAATGTCGGCAACGCGAGATGTACCGGGCGCAAAACCAGTGCGGAATCCACCACTTTCAATCGCAGTGCCGAGGGCGCGTAACGCAGGTGATGCGGCGCCAGCGGTACGTACTGCGCCACCCAGAACAGGCCCAGCAGCAAACCCGCCAAGGACTTGAGCGCCAGTTCTAACAGCCTGCATACGCTCTTCAGGCGTCATGCCGGTTTCGGCTACTTGTGCGCGAAAGCCTGTCGCTCGATCACCGATGTCCCCCAATGATGGGGCGCGTCTGCTCGGCATTACATCGGGCGCTTTAGCAGGAATGGCCGCAGCCGGAGCAGCGACTTCTTCACCAGCAGTCCACCACTCCTCGGCAGGTTGCTCTTCAACAACCTCGCCAGATTCCCACCACTTAGCCATTACGGCTTTCTCCGCGTCTTTCCGTCAGGGCCAACGTACAACGAACCAGACGGCAGTTTGTCTAGTTCAGCCTTTGAATTAACCTTAACCGGGGCTGCTGCCGGAGCAGCGGGGGCAATAGAAGGCTCGCTTGCGCCTTTTACGGGTTTTGCGTATTGAGTTTGGCCCCATGCGGTCTGATATTCTTCACCCGCCTGATTTGCCAAATTATCCAAAAAAACGCGAATTTCCAGCAGTTTGTCTTTTGCGCCTTGTTCAGACATTGTTGGGCGAAGTTCCGCAATCATGCCTTCAAGAATCGGCCACTCGCGTTCAGTAATCTGACCAATAGCGCCCGGACCAGCGCCAGCAATAATCTTTTTACCGGCTGCTTTTAAATTGTTTCTCAACGATTCCAAGTCGGAACGAAGGTCGGCGGTCTTGCCTGACAATTCACGCGAAGCATACGCAGTGTATCCGCCAAACAAGTTATTAAATGCGTCAGCGTTTTCTGGTGCCAACAAGCGATCAATTTTGGCAAGTTGCAATGAACGTTGGTTGTTAATTGCATTAAGAGCGGTGTAGTCCTTGTTGTGTTTGCCGGACTGCTTGATATAAATATCAGAGCCTTCCACAGCCTCAACACGGCCAGCCTCGGGATTCCAACGCTCGCCTTTCTGTAGTTCAGGTGGTTTAACCATGCCTGACATACCAGCATTAGCGGTACGCTCTTCAAAAGTTTGCTTGCGTTCGGCAAGCGCAACTTGGCGACGTTGGACGGCGGTAGTATCTCTTTTCAACTCCGCATCAAGTCGCTCTGACGCGGTAAGCACGGCGTTTCTGGCTTGCTCAACAAATGCAGGATCGTACTGTTCAGGAATTTGAGCAACATCAATTCCCATGTTTGCAGCCATGCCGCGAACACGGGCGTAACTCGGCGCGTCCACAGCAGACGTTACCAAGTTATACATGTCTTTTAAGCGCTGACTTTGGGCTTCGTAATCAGCCTTGGCTGCTTGTGAACGCTGAGTACCCATCGTTGCTAGGTTCTTAGCCATCTCGGCCCCTTGCGGCCCAAAGCGAAGCAACTGGTTTTGCACTTCCGGCGACGAAAGGTCTGCCGATGATAAGTAATTACGCAGTTCGGCCTCTTGACGAGCAGCCTCCATTTGCGCTGCTTGCTGCTGTTGGGCTAGGCGATTGGCACGGCCAAGTTCCATGCCCTGCACGTATGAGCCAAGGATGTTTACTGGCTCAAGTTGAGTTGCTCCGATGACTGGCATGGTTACTCTCCGAGTCCGTATCTGCCGGTGTAGGGAATTGCAGAGCCGCCGTATGCCCCAGTTCCAGCGCCACTTCCGCCGATACCGGAACTGGGCGATCCAAAGTAACCGCCACGATACATGCCATACAAACCAGCGCCTTGGCTAAGGGCTTGGTTCAAAGCATTAGCCTGACCAAGATAGCCAGAAGCGCGAGCCTGACCACCACCTAACTGAATGTTGGCGATGTTGCTACCAGCGCTTCCCATTGCACTTACGTTTTGTCCAGCAATCGCGGGGCCGTAACCGCCGATTCCGAGCAATGCGTTAGTAACGGTTGCGCGTTGATTCATCAAGCGGTTGTAAGCATTTTGGAATTCCTGCGAACCCATTTCCTGCCCGTACCGCACACCGGCCTTAATTGCGCCACCGCCAAACAACTGCCCGCGAGCAGACTGCATACGAGCAAGCGCCTTTTCTCCTTCAGACATTCTGAAAGAAAAACCGGGGTCTACCGTCAGGTCTTCCATGGTCGGAGTCTTGGTGTACATGCCTTCAGGCCCGTACAACTCCGATAGGCGATTAAGTTGTTGAAGCGACAGTTCTCGAAACGGGCGAGTTTCCTCTAACTGCCGTTCAAGCATCCTCTCTTGGGATGCCTCCGCTGATCGAGCGGCATCTGTTTGCGCTCTTGCCGCCTTACTTGCTGAGCGACTGCCGACAGCAGCCGATCCAATGCTGGATGCGGCAATAGCAACTACTGGATTAGCCATGAGGAAATTCCCCGCGATACGTCGCAAAACTTTCGCCGTATAGTGCCATCACCGCACCTGCTTTTTCCATAGCAGACTCTCGGCCCTGACACAACAGCACCACTAAAAGAACCAAGTCATAGTAAGCGGCACGCCAAACGAACGACCGTTCGTCAGCCAAACCATTGCGTTCGGCGTCATCCGAAGCCTTCCACTTCAGAATGGCCGTACCCACCGCAGGCAATAACTGCCCTGCGTGAGCCATAAAGAAACTATTTGCAGGCATACCCACAAGGGTGCGCCACACGGTATCGTCCAGCGACTTACGGTCTACCGGGTCGCCATCGGCTACGTCGTCAAACACCTGCGTAACGTGCCACAAGTCAATCAGCCAAGCCACCGCATCTGGCGGCAACTCCAGCGCAGCAAAGTTCTCGCGCAACCAGTATTCGGCTTCGGTCACGACACTTCCCGACCAGAGGATCGGATGTTGATGGCCGAGGCAGTGCCGGCAATCGTGGAGATAAACCCGCCCGGTTGCAGCACATGGCCGACCAACTCAGGGAACGTATACGTCTCCGAGGGCAGCAGCGTCTTGGCCTTAATGATCAAGTTCTGGTTGCCCGACGAGTCAAACTGCGTCACAAGGTTGATCGAGATCGTGGCCGCCGACGCGCTGTAGTTCGTCGCCGTGAACTTGTCGATGATGGCCGATACGTTCGTAGCCGTGTATTGGGTTACTTGCGTGTTCTCGGCAATCTTGGCCGGGATCAGGACTTTTACGTTAACTGCCATGTGTCACCTAAAAGGTAAATACCATTCGGACGCGACCGTTAGTGCCGACCAAGCCCGGATCGCCGCCCTCTACCGGGTCGCCACCGTTGCCGCCAGCGCCAGCAGTGAGGCTATTATCGCCTACGATGCCCGTAGCGCCGGTTTGGGTAAAGGCAGCCCCTCCGTTGCCATTCACTGACGGCGGCACCGTACCGCCCGTCTGCGTGCCTCCGGCGCCCTGCTGGCTGCCAAATATGCCAATACCGCCGTAGCCGCCAAAACCGCCCGTAGAGATCATTTCGTCTAGGGCGTAGGTTCCGGCGTAGACAACAGACTGGGTGCCAGCGCCGCCCACAGCGTCCCCAACCGTGCCGCCTCTACCAGCAGCACCGACAGTGTACAGAATAGTTTTAAGGGCATCTGGCGCGGTTAACACAATGACTCGTTTAGCGTAGGCACCGCCGCCACCACCGCCACCGGGGTTCTCTTGCGGCTCGTACAAGAACTCGCCAAATATCTGGGTGACAGTGCCGTAGCCACCGCCACCGCCTGCGCCCCACACCTCAATGGTGACGCCCGTGGCTCCCGTGGGAATCGTGACGCTACCCGACCCAGACGAGAAGTCGAATACACCGGCACCGGCTCCCCCCGTCGTGCCTGCAATCGCCGCTGCTAAGGTAGCGCCGCCCATTAGGACAATCCCGCTCCGCTGATCAGCCAAGACGTGCTGCCAATCTTGACGCAGGTAGCCAAGCCGTTACGAGCCAAAGTGCGAGTGCCGGTCGTGGTGCTGTTCGCCAGAGTCAGCGTGTCAGTCGTAATGGAAATCGACAACGCGCTGGTATTGACGTTGACGATAATAATCACGGTGCCCACCGGGAACGCGACGGCAGAGTTAGCCGGAATAGTCAGCGTCAGGCCGGTGCCGTTCATCAGAATCGACTTACCGCGATCTGCCAGCACTAACTGATAGTTAGCCGTCTTAGATACCTGCGGGGCTTCTCGATAGCCGACCGCATAGTTGGCGCTAACCGAATCGTTGTCCGGGATCAGCGGCGTGCCGGTGAACGTGGGCGAGGCAATCGGCGCATAAGTCGCTGCCGCAGCCGTTGTCGTCAGGCCGTCGGTGATGCCGTAGCCAGCCAGTGTCGTCGGCGTGCCCGTAATCGTGGACCACGCGACGCTCTCCGTAGAGATGTCGTTGATGCCAACAATGTCGTCGTACTCGCCGATTTGAACGTCATTAGAGTCCGTCAAAACAAAACGATATTTAACGCCCTCGCTTAACCACATGTCTTCTGGCAGCCGTCCGCCAGAGTCAAGAATGATGGGGTTAGCGTTGGTAGAGACTCCAACAATAGACGTATAAGTAGTCTGCGGGGTCGTCGTGCCAGCGGCGTAGGTATAGATCTTTCCGCCCGACAGGACTGCGCCATCGTCGGTGAAGAACTGCGCCCCGGCTCCTGCAAAGGCTGAAAGATAAACGGTCATAGAGATACCTGCGTCATAGTAAGGATGACTGACGGAATACCGGGATGAACTGCGGTAGCGGCTTCCGACAAGATTTGGACGGATGTGTCGTCGGTTGCCCACATCAACTGGAGATAGTCTCCGTTTGACATAGGCACAAATATGTTCGCTGCCACAAAAACTTCAGCGTTGTTGCCTTGGATGCGAACTTGCGATCCAGTGTAGGGCACATCAACGCCATTAACCCTGACCCACACCCAGAACAATCCAGTACCGCCAGAGGTCTTGTCCAACTGCAATGAGAACTGCATGTTGTAGACAGTGGGCCGAGTGACTTTGATGTGCGAAGACGCAGCGGGGTCTATGTACACGCCATAACGATTTGACGTGTTGTTGAACGTCATTGCATACGGCGTATTAGCCACTGCTGCCGTCTGAGTCGTTGTTGAATAGAACGCACCATAGTTGACAGGGTTCGGTTCGTATCGAGCCGTGCCTTTTTGTAGGTCGTCCAGTTGCCCCTTGACCACCGCTAATTCGTCTTCGGTGTTAGACGACAAGGAAGGCGTCAACTCAAGATCAGAGATGGTGGTCTGCGTAGTGCCACCACCCGTCAACTGGTACTGGTTGTTGAGAAACCGGAACCACTCACGCGAAATCAGCCCAGTGCGCTCGTCGATAAACGGCACACGCGGGGCAGGGATTTGCGTGATGTTTACGGTCACGACGCAGTACCGCTCAGTTGCAGTTCGGCGCCCATGATGGCGACTTTCACCGGATCGGTACCGCTAATCTCGTATACGCGGTCACGCAACTTCAAGGTCATGCCAAGGCGACGGAAGATAGCGCGAGTGCCGTATTGTCCAATACGACCCATAGACACTTGACGCTCGCCGTTCCAAGTGTGGCCGCCGTCATCAGACCATCGCAACATTAACTGCGGGTTGGCGCCTGTCGTAGCGTTCAAATCCAAAATGATGTCTTCGCCGTTTTCGGTTTGCAGGATTTGCAACAACTCGGTGCCTAAATACACCTCGTCGTACAAGTCATAACCGTTTAAGCCAACGCCCGTTTCGCAATCAATTTGAAGCGAGTGGTGGGCAGTGCGCTTTAGGTCATTACCGCCTGTCGGCAACGCTCGCCAAGACCGCAGCCACTTTTGCGCAGCGCCAGCGTCGGCGTACACGTCCAGATCGAACGCATACAAGCGACCGTTTTGGTAATCACCGATGACTGGATCACCGTTGAAACGAGCATGGGAGTTGCCACGGTGACGCTTAAAGTCGCCGTTGCGGAAACCAGCGCGTTCGTGCCACGCCCCCGTAGCCGCGTCAAACACCCACGTCGTGTCAGCGTTGGTAAAGTTCAGCACGTAGAACGTGTGACCGTCCTGCTGATACGTGTAGCCAACCGCGTCGGCAAGGTTCCCGTAACTCTGGATAGCAAACTCAACCGCGTGGGTTGAGATGCGAACGCCGGTATAACCGTTGGCACGGTATACAACGCCCTGACCCCGCGGGTCTGCGCCGAGCCAGAAGACGGAGTTGTCCATCTTGGCGACCGAGTACGGCGCAATACAGCCGATCTCGTTGTAGGCGCCTTGGATACGGGTGAGCGGAAAATCGGCATCGCCGGAGTTGTACCAGACCTCCACGGAGTTCGTGCCAAACAGCCACGCCTCTCGATGGTCAATGATCAGGGATACTAGCCCGTCTGGTG